CAAGAATAAGAGCAACAACAGCGGCACCAATGATGGCGATCTTTTTCACAGAAAAAACTCCAAAAAAAACCGGCGATAAGCCGGTAGATAGTTGTTGACGAACAGACCCAAAGGGTCTATTATTTTGGACATAGGGCAGCGCATAGGGCGCGACCCGTTAACCCCTAAGGGAGTAAAAATGAGCGACGAAACTATGAATATGGATAATGCACAGTCTGAAAAAATCCACGCCGAAATCGCTAAGCTAATGGCTGAAACTCAGAAGCTGAATGCAGAAGCTAACAAGTTCAACCGCGAAACTTTCTGGTATCCGGTGGCAATCGCGACCGGCATGATTGGCGCAGTGGCAACGGTCACAGCACTAATTATCAAACTGGTTTAAAACGAGGCCCCGCAAGGGGCCTTTTTTCAATGGGGAAACAATGCGGATCATCAATGAATATTCAGCGCCTACACCAGAAGATCTGATGCAACTCAAGGACCGGTTAGGCATGACCGGCAACCAAATGGCTGACCTTGCGGGGCTGGCTGGCGGCGAACAATGGCGAAAATACACTGGCGGGAAAACGCCAAGGTCCATGAGTGCACAAATGCTTTTCTACATCGCTGCACAGCTTGTGCTCGAGCCAAAACAGATAGATTCCATAGTGGCGAAAATGCGGGAACTGGGCGCGGAAATTATTTAGCGCGCCACAACACAGCCTGGCAGGAAGTCAGGGTGCGGGCAGCGGTGGAACTAATCCTCTGGCGGTGTAATCATTTTTTGATTGCACTGAGTTCATCAAAACGCAAACGAGAACATCAAAATGAAATTATTCCACGGCTCTTACAGCAGCATCGCGCCGGTAATCAAAATTGGCGCTAATGCAATGTCTGGCGATAACTTATTTGATGGCTTGTTTGCTTCAGCTGACCGTGAAATTGCTGATTCTCATGGCGGCTTAGAGAACTCAATTCACTGCTATGAAGTTTCGAACATCGCTGAAAGTTCTGATTTGAACGCTCGCATCGATGAAGTTATTGCATTCCTTTATACTGAAATTGAAGCAGAATCTGATGTCCTCGAAGCATTGGCATATGCAATAGCTGATGATGAAGAAACAGATGAGTTCAACGATGTACTATCACCGCGCTCTTTTGCAGACCATCAAGGTGCATTCAGTTGGGAGTTGCAGCGCTTGCGGGGCCGTGTTGCCGCTCATTTAGGTTTCGATGCAGTAGAAATGAGTGATGAGCATGGCATTTCTTATCTAATCGTAAACCCCAAAATTACAGCGATATGAGTGATGACTTTGTCTGAATATATCAATAAGAATTTCTCGGGGAATTAGAATCTCTTGCTGTCTCAATTTTCTTGATGCCATCAAGCTGGCTGTTGCAGCTCTGCAAGTCTGTGAGCAGCAGCTCGTTCCAAAGAACGCTTGCACCGTAAGTTAACGGGTCATTTGGTGGCGGCGACGGCTGGCACGGCTGAAGAAGACTTGCGGGAATCGGCGTCACGGGTGTCTTGACGTACTGCGTTGTAGTGGTTGAGCAACTGCTCAGTAGCAGCATCAGGGATAGGGGCCACAGCACAGGATTGAGTTTGCAGGACCGTTTTAATGATGACCTGACGGTCCTGACTGGCCGTCGCATTTGTTTTTTGCGCATCCAATGTGGCTCCGGCAATCTGATTAAATATGCCGACGCTCAACGCCTGTGATTGCGTGATGAATTCGGCTTCGTTCTTTTGCTTTACAGCAAGTGATATTGCATCAGCCTCAGCTACAGTCTTCCCATAATAGTGAAAGGCTACCCACATCATCAGGCAAAACATCAGCAGAATTAGCGCAGTAAGCACCACAGCGATTTTATTGATCATGAAAATAAGCACCCCACAGCCAAGCCTGCCCAGAAAATGGCCCACTTCTCATGGCCGAGTAAATGGTTGGTTAAGGCTACAAGGAGGTACAAATAGATCATCGCTCTACTCCCATCATGCAAACCTGCCGGTCTATCTCGCGCCGGTTGATCAGCCCGCGATTACGCTGCTTGTTCACGTAAACCCATTTTCTCAGGTCGTTACATGCCTCAATGGTGTTACCTTCGTTAAGGTGTCTCAGTAGCGAAGAACGCTCAAATGCGCCGGGGCCGACGTTGTAAGCAAACGAATACAGAGAAGCACGCGTGTAATCGTCAATCGGAACTTTTACAGCACGATCAACAACACGTTTTACCGGGGCCAAGTGTTTGTTAAGCAGCGCATCACATTCGCTATCGGTGTAACGCTTACCCCTGATAACGTCAGGACCGGTGATGCCATCACAGACGGTCCATACACCGCCGGGATCTTGATAGGCCGTATATCGTCGCCCTTCAACGCCAGTGGGGCCAGACAGCAGGACAATAACAATGCCAGCCGCACCCGCACCGCTGGTTGCAGTTGCGAGAATTTTACGAAGCAGCGCCGGTGGGAATTTAAACCGCATAGGCTTAATCCTCTTCCTCACGCCGAATGAAATTGTGCTTACGGTCCCAAATTTTAAATGCTACGGAAGCGATAAAGGTCGCCCCTGAAAAGCATAGGGTTCCAATGACGCCGAGTGCCGTCCACTGGTCGGGGGTGAGCTGGTTTAAGATTCCAGCGCCACACTGTAAGCCGATACAAGTCTTTGTAATGTTGTCCATGTTCATCTCTCCACTTCACGGGAGTTCGCAAAGGGGTAGGAGGGGCATGCGCCCCTATTGGGTGGGGGTGGCATCGAGACAGATCGCCTCGAAGGCAGGGAGTTCTTTTTCACATAAGCGAAAAGGGGCTATCTAACGCCCTTTCGTTTATGTGAATTGGCGGATGATGCGGGATTCGAACCCGCTACCTTTCGGTTAACAGCCGAGCGCACATCCAGATGTGCTTATCACCCGTAAAATTGGGACCACGGTCCCAATATCTAACTTTACTTAATAATTGGGACCGTGGTCCCAATTCATCACTCGGCTAATGCCGCATGAAATTCTTCCAATTTTTCTACCGTCTGGTTGTACGTATCGGCTTCTAACTCGATGCCAATGACGCGGCGGCCCAGCTTTAAAGCCGCTTTTAACGTTGATCCAGAACCCATAAAGAAATCGGCGACCAATTCGCCTGGGCGAGTGCTGGCAGAAATGATGTGCTCCATCATTTCTGCCGGTTTTTCGCAGGGATGTTTTCCGGCGTAATACTGAACCGGCTTGAATACCCATACATCCGTAAACGGCACAAACTTGCTGACGCTAAACGGGCGGCGTAACTCTTCGTATTGCTTGCGGAGATCTTCATACTCAAGGCGCAATCCTTCGTAGTTGCGCTTGAGACTGTCGTATTCCGTCTGCAAGTGGTCGTGTGGTTCGGTAAGCGGCAAAGCCTTATTCTTTTCCTGCTCTATCTTTGAAAAGAGAGCTTGCAACGTTTCGTACTGGTCACGCTTGGGAAGCTGCCACTGTGACTCACTGAACCAGTGTGAGCACATATGCGTGCCGGTGGCCGTGTTGATATCTTTCGCCGATACGCCCAGCGAGGAACGGGCGTTCATGAAATAATCAATCAGCGGTTTGAACGTCTGTTTCCGCAACTCTTCACACTTCGCAGCGTAGCCTGACTGACCGGCGGCAGTGCTTTCTGCACCGTAGTGTTCGGCAAAGATGATCCGCTCGGTGGCTGGGAAGTATTGTCGTAACCCTTCTTTTCTCTGCCTGCCCCATGCACCAGACGGTTTCGCCCAGATGATATGATTTAAGACGTTGAGACGGTTACGGATTAAAATCTCAGTATCAGCGGCCAGCTTGTGTCCACAGAACATATAGAGCGAACCTGTGGGCTTTAGAACGCGCCAGAACTCTGAGACCATTTCATCTAACCAAGCCAGATAGGCTTCGTCGTTTTTCCACTGGCGGTCCCAGCTATTTTCCTTCACGCGAAAGTAAGGCGGGTCGGTTGCAATAAGGTCGATTGAGTTGTCAGGTAAGGTTTTGATGAATGCTAATGAATCGGCGTGTACGAGCTTCGCCGCGCCAATTTGGTTGGTGGTGTTCATAAATTATAAGGGGATCGTGATGGCTCGGAACGCGGATGCGTTTTAGGCC